CAGCGAGCGTCTCTTGGAAGAAACTAAGGGTATGGGAGAAGTTGATATGAGTTTATGGAGAGCTAAAACCATTGGCAGGAATGTCTGTGGTAGAGATTCAAAAGGGGAGGCTGAATTGGGCTTTGAGAACTGCTCTCAAAGAAAGATCTTTTTATATTTTAAGGTGATCTCAAGAATATTTCAGGAAATTGCACCTGTTTTGGGATCATGGACAGAAAAGAACACATTTCAAGTTAAAGTGATACAAGAATTTGGAATTTACTGTATAATGAGAGCCCTTGGGCCTAAAAATGCTCTAGCCATCTCTTTCTTGATCTCTAAGTCAAGCAATGAAATCACACAACTACCTTTCGCCAAACCTGACTATGAGGATGAAAACGTCGCTATTTACAAATTCTTCTTAATAGATCCATGGGATGTTCAAATGCTCTGCTCACTATCTGGAATAATGAAAATGACATTTGCAACTACCCTAGTTTCATTTGAAATGGATTATAAATCATATACTGAAATGGATTCAAGGTCAGACTTAAAAACAGAAATAGACAGACATTTTTTATGCTCAGTTTTGGTCACCTTAGAAGGGAAGCAACAAACTTCTTCAATGATACTAAACCTGAGATACAGTATGATGGAGCTGACTAGTGGTTTTAAGCCAAACGTTGGGAAGATTTGCCCAAAACTAGATGGAAGACCTAAAAGTTTACTTCTAGTTTGGTTCTACAAAAGATGGAGGAAAGTTACTGAAATGGCAGAGGAAAGGAAGCCAGAAATAAGGAGGAAAAGTCAAGCTGATATAAATGATGACCTTGATACAGCAAGATTCTATTCCACTGATGAAAATGTGACTGAACAAAAAAACATAGAGGATTTCAACATAAGCGGGCTAATTTCACCAATAACCTTGAATGAGACCAGTTTCCAAGTTTGGCTAAATCTAGCATCTTATTTAGGAGCCCTTCACCAAAAGAACAAAGGAGAGAAGTTCAACTCAGCAAAAAAGATTTTAGAGAAAACAATTGAGGAAGATAAGAAAATGAATGATACTAAACCTGAAAACATAGGGTTCACTAGTCTACCATTATCTGAACTAAAAAACCAAGAAGGATCAATAAAGTATTGCTTGTATCTTGGTTTACATTGCAAAAAGTTCCTAGACAAAAAGTTTGATGGATCATACATGGAAGTTCTAATGAGCAAGCTTAGTGTGGCTTTCTTCAAGAAGACAGCTGAGGACTTTGCAACTCTCAAGGCGTCAGCAAAAATAGACTACGTGAAAGCAGATAATTATGTGACTGGGTCTGTCCTAAACAAAAGAAGAAAATGTATAGAAGCCATTATAGAATTGTTAGATTCAGAAGAAATGGTCAGGCCTTTTATGTGCTTGCCACATCTAGTGGAACTAGCAGAAAATGAAGGTTTGATCATTGACATGTTTATGAAATTACAACTGGGTGGGGTTAGAGAGATTTCAATCCTACCAATTGTTAATAGGATCCTATTCAACTTCGTTGAAACAATAACAAGGATAATCTGTGAATTTTTGCCCACTGAAACAATGACAAAAGGTAACATGAAGCAATATGCTCAATCAGTTCATTATGCTGGCCTAGTTGACAGAGCTAACAAAGCAGGTATCAAGGAACCTCTAATTAAAGCAATTGAAAACACTGCTGATGCTGCAAAATGGTGTCAAAGGAAAATGATGCCTACAATGTTCTCAAGCTATATGCATCTTCTGCCTGAATGGATATTCAAAATAGTTTGCAGGATAGTTAATGAAATGACAAGGAAAAGGATTTGTGTCCCTCAAGCCCTAGCTGACATGTGGCTCAAAAGACCAGACATCTTCTCCCCGACAAGGACATCAGCAATGGATGACTTAAAAAAAGAGTTCTTAGGAATGAGTGATGGCAGATGGCTTAGAGAAAAGTCCTTGTTGATTCAGATCATGTCAGGAATGCAACAAGGCATTTTCCACTTCTCAAGTAGTGGCCAACACACTATGAATTGCCAGTTCTTGATGGATATGGTCAATGGAGAGCTTAAAATGATGACTGATCTGAAGTTCCTTCCAAAGAATCTCATTTATGGAAATATAGCAATGGCTGGCTCAGATGACTCAGGTTTCACACAGGCATTTGTCATAAACAACCTGTCAGAAGAACACATTTTTAGAATGTCATCACTATGCAGACAATATGCTTATATGAAAGAAGCTAGTTATCCATTGTTCTCTTCCTTATGCAACAGAGTGAAGACATCTTTCAGCAACACTGGGATATCAGAGTACAACTCATCATTCCATGTAAGAGGAACAACATTTGAAGCTTTAATTAAATTTGCTTATGTCTGCTTGAACCCAACTTATCAAGAGTCCTTCAGCTCCACATTCATAGGGTATCAAGAAAACCTAAAGCAACTTGCCAAGAACATGTGCCCAATCTACTTCCTCAACTGGGCTCAATATGCTATGGAGGAGCAGCATTATGAGATGCTAGGCGCTTCAACCTCATCTGCTCACTTCAGGGACTATTGTGATGAGCTGTCAAAATGTCCTAGTCACATTTTCGGGCTATTTCCTCTTTGTCCAGAGAGAGCAACGGGCTTAATTGGTTATGAGGCCAACATTAGACAAATGCTAAAGAACAACAAAGCCCAAAGGACATCCATTAAAATTTATAAGCTATTCGGAGGAGAAATGGATGAACTTGGCAACCCCA